CTTATGTAGTAAGTAACGATGTGACTACTGCACAAAGTTTAGATAGAAATATTGTGAACACAGCTACTATAGGAAATTAACAAAAACCAAATAATTTAATTTATAAATAAAAATAAAATGCGAATAGTAGAATTAATCATAGACGAAAAAGAAGATTTAAGTGGTGTAGAAGCTATTTCAGTTGTAGAATTTCCTGCAATAGAAGAAAACTTTATAGCACTTAATCAACAATTACAACTTGCTAAAGTAGATGAAGAAAAGCGTATCTTAATGGGTGCTGCTTTAATTCCAAATAAAAACATCTACAGAAGAAATGGTGATGATGAGTATTACATTTTCTTTTCAGATGCAACTGTAAAAAAAGCAAGTGAATTGTTCTTGATGAATAGTAACCAAAACAACGCTACATTAGAACACCAAAAAAAGATAAATGATTTGTCTGTAGTTGAATCTTGGATTGTAGAAGATATTGAAATGGATAAGTCTAAAAAATATGGTTTAAATGCACCAGTAGGTTCTTGGATGGTTTCAATGAAAGTAAATAATGATACTATTTGGAATGACTTTGTTAAAACAGGTAAGGTAAAAGGCTTTTCTATTGAAGGATATTTTGCAGACAAATTAGAAATGAGTTTGCAAAAAGAACAAGAAGAAGAATTAATCAACAAAATAAAAGAAATAATTGTTAAACATAATTTATAAACTAATGGGTAAATCAAGTTCACCAAAAGGCGGTAAGAGAGGTTGTCTTGGAAAAGATGGCAAATATGCAATTGAAAACTGCACAGGAGAATTAGCTAATCAAGGAATTGGTAGCACAGTTCAACAAGGTGGTGCTACAGTAACTGTAGTTGATGGTGTAAAAACTATTGTTAGAAGTAACGGATAACATCCTAATTTATAACAAATAAAAATAATATTATTAATAACTAAAAATAATTACAATGAGCGAACAAAAAACGGTTTTCAACAAGCTTTGGAAATCAAATAGTACAGAACTTGCTTCACATAAAGTAGAGTTAGCTAAAAAAGCACCTGCTATTCTTTCTGAAATTAAAAAAATTGATGATAGCTTAATGAAAAGCGAATCTAAAATAGATTCAGTTTTTTTAGCATATAAAAAAGCTTATTCTGATTTTCAAGATGTTTTATCTTCATCTGAAAATTCTGCAAATAGTTTAGAAAAAGATTTAGTTGGAATTATGGATGCTGCTCAAGAACTTGGCTTGAATCCTAATGACGCTATGAAGATTGATGGTTTTAAAGAAGCTGCTGATTTAGTTACTAAAATACAAACTTTAGTTCCTAAATTAAAAACTTTGTATCAAAAGCCTTCTTAATAATTAATAATTAAATTAATAAAAATGAGTGTAATTAATGAAATCAAAACTCTTTTGGGTATGGAAGTAAAACTTGCTCAAATGAAGCTTGAGAACGGTACTATTTTAGAAGCTGATGCTTTTGAAATGGATATGCCTGTTTTCATAGTTAATGGTGAAGATAGAATTGCAGTACCTGTAGGCGAATACAAACTTGAAGATGGTAACATCTTGAAAGTAGACGTTGAAGGAATTATTGCAGCTATTGAAATGCCTGAAGAAGAAATGCCTGAAGCTGAAGAAGAAGTTGCTTCACCTGCTGAAGAAGAGGTTGTTGTTGAAGCTAATGCTGAAGCATCACCAAAAAAGATTGTTGAATCAATCACTAAAGAAATGTTCTTTTCTGAAATTGAAAAATTAAGAAATGAAATCGCTGAGTTGAAAGGTGTAAAACTTTCTGCTGATGAAGAAGACAAAACTGATGAAGATTTAAAATCTAAAGAAGTTGAATTAAGTGTTGAACCATTAACACATTCACCTGAAGTTAAAGCTCCACAAGTTCAGAAATTTGCATCTAATCGCCAAATGACTACTCAAGATAGAGTAATGGCAAAACTTTTTAATTAATAATAATAAACTAAATAAATAAAAATGGCTACTACTACAAGTATTACTACAACTTATGCCGGAGAAAGTGCTTCTAAATACATCTCTGCTGCTTTATTATCTGCTTCTACTATCGAAAATGGTGGGATTGAGGTAATGCCTAATGTTAAATACAAATCTGTAATCCAAAAAATTGCTACAGATGGTATCGTTAAAGATGCTACTTGTGATTTTTCTGCTACATCTACTGTAACATTAAGCGAAAGAATCATTACACCTGAAGAATTCCAAGTGAATTTACAATTGTGTAAAAAAGATTTCCACGCAACTTGGGAAGCTGTATCTATGGGATATTCTGCTTTTGATTCATTGCCACCAAGCTTTGCTGATTATTTGATTTCTCACGTTGCTGCTAAAGTTGCTGAAAAAACTGAACAAAACATTTGGAGAGGTGCTACTGCTAATGCAGGTGAATTTAATGGATTTGCTGCTTTATTAGCTGCTGATGCTGCTTTACCAACTGCTAATGAAGTTGCAGGTACTACAGTTACTGCTTCTAATGTTGTTGCTGAATTAGGTAAGATTGTTGATGCAATCCCTGCTGCACTTTACGGAAAAGAAGATTTGTATTTATATGTTTCTCAAAATATTGCACGCGCCTACGTGAGACAACTTGGTGGATTTGGTGCATCAGGATTAGGTGCTAATGGTACAAACGCTCAAGGAACACAATGGTTTAACAATGGTTCATTATCTTTTGATGGTGTAAAAATCTTTGTTGCAAACGGATTAGCTAACAATACTGCTATCGCTGCTCAAAAATCTAACTTATTCTTTGGTACAGGTTTATTATCTGACCAAAATGAAGTACAAGTTATTGATATGGCACCTGTAGATGGTTCTCAAAACGTTAGAGTTGTAATGCGTTTTACTGCTGCAGTTCAATACGGAATCGTTGAAGATATCGTAACTTACGGAATCACAAACTCTGCTAACTAAAAATTAGCTTTTTTAAATCAAAGGGGTGGTGAAAAAATCGCCATCCCTTTTTTTATTAACTTATAAAAATATAAAAAAATGGCTTGTGAAATTTCATTAGGTAGAATTGAACCTTGCAAAGATAGCAATGGTGGATTAAAATCAGTTTACTTTGTAAATTGGGGTGATATGACAGGTGTAACTTATGACGTAACCAATACAGATGTTATTGATGCGGTAGCAGGTACTCCAAGTGCATACAAATATGATTTGAAAGGTAATAGTTCATTCGAACAAGCAATTACTTCTTCAAGAGAAAATGGTACTACATTCTTCGAACAAACTTTGAACTTAACTTTAAAGAAACTTTCAGTTGTAGACCACAAACAAATTAAATTATTAGCTTACGGTCGTCCACAAGTTATTGTTGAAGATAACAACGGAAACTTATTCCTTTGTGGTTTAGAACACGGAATGGATGTATCAGGTGGTACAATTGTAACAGGTGCTGCTATGGGTGATTTGAGTGGTTATACACTTACATTATCAGGTCAAGAGCCTGTACCTGCAAACTTTTTAGGTACTACTTTAACTTCTGCAGGATTTACAGTAGTTTCAGGGTCATAATTGTTTGTTTTTTTGATTGGAAATTGGGTAGCTTCGGTTACCCTTTTTTTTAAAAACATTAATATTTAAAAATAAAAAAAATGAGCGAATTAAAAACAGTTTATAGTAAACTATTCAAAACAGAATTAGCTTCACAAAAAGTAGAGTTAGCTTTAACAGATGATTTTTATAAAAACGTACAGCAAGGAATAAGCGAATATGTTAAAGCAGATATTAGACTAAAAGAATATATAAAAGAATCAAAATCAGTTTTAGATTTATTTAACTCTGCAGGAGAAACTTTATTATCAGCTTCTAAATCTTATGATGAATTAGAAAGAAAAATAAAAGAATTAGGTCTATCTGTACCATCTGAAATAAGTAAAAACAATAATGAATTAAGTGGGTATTTTAAAAAAATAGATGCTTCTATTAAGTTTTTAAATTCTGTTAAATAATTAAAGGGACATTAAGTCCCTTTTTTTATATTTAAAAATTTGTACCATTAGCCCCTTTGTTAAAAGATATGTGTATATCTATAAAAGGTATTCTTATAATAAGTTGACCATATTCGTAAGTTAATAATAAACCTATTTGTTTCTTTTTGTAAACTGAAAATCTATATTCTGCCATAATTTATATAATTTAAAATAAAGTTTTATTTGTTAATTTTGATATTGCTAAATCTAATTCATATAATCTTTTATTTCTTTCTTTAAAAGCTTCAGGATAATCTTTACTTCTCCATCCTTTCAAAGCTTCAGTTAATAATTTTCTTTCTTTTTCTAATGTCTCTATTGCGTAATTCATTATAGTTTAGATATTTTAACAAAAAAATTATATAAATTCAAAACACCTGATTTTTGATATTTAAAAAGATTTCTAACTTCTTCCATAGTTTCACAGTCTACGTTATAAATCCAATCACCACAAATTAAACCTTGTTTTTTTCCGTATTCAAAAGCTATTTTAATATCTTTAATAGAGCTGTTAGATACTTCAAATTTTTCTTTTCTTAAAATAAATGATTTCATATGTATTTGTTTTAAAGTTTAAGCAAATATAAAACCTTTTATTATACAAAATACATTTTAATAAAACTTTAACATATTTTAAGGTTATACCATTAAAGTAAAAAAACATTTTAAGGTTATAGTATTAAAAACAATTTTCAATTTATTGTATTTATAAATAAAAAAAAGAATGATAATCTTAAAAGAACAAGAAGCTGCACAAGTTTTAAAATTCATACCACGTAGTTATGGAGCAGATACTATTGTATTAAGAAACGAAACTACAAACGAAGTACAGACTATTTCTGCATCATTTGCTTTAGATAAATATTATTTGACAACTACAACTGCATTTGATTTAAAAGAAAATACATTTTACAATCTAACTATTAAAAATGGTGTTGAGGTTGTATATAAAGATAAAGTATTTTGCACGAATCAAGTGTTAAAAGATTACACAGTAAACAAGGAT